GCCTATAGGGTATTTGAAAATAATTCTAGTACAGATTTAGGCGGCCATGGTTTTCAAAATGGAAACAGTAACCTGGCGGGCATTGTTCAAATGTGTGCACCGATAACTGTGAACTCTATTACTAAAGGATTTTGTGTTGTGCTTGTAACGACGGGGCCACTTTCCGATATAGGTATAATGGTCCACTCAATAACACCTTGCTTTCCTGTAGCGGCTTGAACTCCTATCACCCTGATTATGGCGCTACCTGCACTTTCTTCGGTCAATTGCAATCTTAAATCTTGCTCAGTAACAGAGTTCACAGTTATCGGTGCACACATTTGAACAATGCCCGCCAGGTTACTGTTTCCATTTTGAAAACCATGGCCGCCTAAATCTGTACTAGAATTATTTTCAAATACCCTATAGGCTAGCTGCGCACCGTTTGTTGCATGCCCTACGCTGGCGGACATACAAAGAAGGTACGTACCCGCTTTTGGCGGTGTCCACAAAATCCCTGGTAAATTATTTGCAGCGGAGCGGCTTACAACCGTGCCCATATTAGTGTTTTTCATTGTTTCAAAAAGACAATCAGCATCCGAAGTTGCTGAGTCGGCAAAAGTAATTGAGTCAACGTCCCACTGACATGTGGTATTGTTGTTAACAAAATGCCTTACTTTCAAAACTCTCGTCAAAGCATCGTTATCAATTAACCGCGCAATTTCAACCGCTGTAGGAAATCGATAAATTCTAACTTCGGCGGCAGCATTATTTGTCGCATTAAACCAAGTAGTGCTGCTTGCACTAACAGAGCCAAACAAATCAAAGGTTCTATTTCCACTTGCGCTGTATGTGAAATCAGCTGTAATAGAAACATAGCCCCCGTTTCCAGTTGCCTGCGTACCACAAGCTCGCCCACGCGTGTCGGTCCCATCACTAATAGCAAAACAGCCATCAAGAGCTGCTGAACTTAAAAGACTCGCATCAATTTCAACTTTGTAATGGCCAGCGGGTAAATTATTAATAGTTACTTTCAATTGATCTTCATCAGTTGTTTGCGGAACGCCAACTCCACTATTTAAAATAATAGTTGGGCCAGGGCAATCTGTGTCTGTACTTGATGTGGCAAGTGTGCCCGTACTCCACGCAGCACTCGCACAAGCGGCAGTAGTTGCAAACTGCCAAGTTACAACATGACTTGACTGAGAAATTTCAATTTCTCTAATGTCGTTTCCTAAATGCACTTCATCATAAATAATCTCAGCGGCGTTTGTGGTCGCTGTGATTCTAAACTTGTAAGACTCGCCAGCTTCACATGGCCAAGAAATTGAATCTTTCCGCCATACGCCAGATGCAGTAGGTGTCAAATCAACTGCCACTTTCAAACCATCTGTATCTTCTTGCACTTGCATTGCCAAATCGCCTGGCGTTCCAACCCAAGTATATGACATTTGAGCAACACAATTTCGCCCAGCCATTCCAGCTTTAACCGGCGTAAAGGTTGAATCGTGGTCTAGTGTCTGTGCGGCAGCTGAAGCATCCCACTTACAAGATCCTGCACCAAAACCTTGGACGCTCGTTTCTTGTGCAAGTACTCCACCCGATGCGGTCCAATCTCCTGTGTCTTCGTCACATGTTGAAGATGTTGAGGGAATTAGGTTTTCCGATCCAACGCTACCCGCGCCACCGCCCCCCGCCCCAATATCAGTAAACGAAACACCGTCATTGGAGAATTGGACTTTATCTATAGTATTATTATATCGTATCGCGCCATCGCCGCCCGACATGTCAATCTGAGAATCCTGCCCAGTGGTGCCGAGCTTCAAATTGTTATCAGTGATTTTCGCACCGACAGCCAGTACTGCAATCAACAGCATCCAGCCAGCTATTCCAAATTTTGATTTATTTTTATTATCGTATTTATTCATAGTGTGCCCCTTATAACTTAGTTTTTAATATCTGTGAAATGCGAAGTTGGCCAGCGTAGCTTGCGCCCGTTAAATCATCAGAAGTCATGCTGACTTGACCCGTCACATCATCAATTGCAAACGTGACCCCCGCGTCATCAATACTTGAAGGTGACGATATATTCCACTCATCGTTTTTGGGGTCATACGCGATGTGCATTTCGCCTACTTCTTGATTGTCTTGCGTGGCGGTTTGTCGATTAATGGAAAATTTTACATGGGCAGCTTGAGTTAGAAGTTTATCAAAAATAAGGCCAGTTACATCAGTAGGGCCAGTGTTGTTTGCGATAGCTTGATTCAGCTGCGAATCACCGCCCAACCCAATCAATAGCTTTATCGCGCTAAGCAACTGATCTTGTGTGCCCTTTACCAGCGTGATGCCTTGATCTTCAATTACATTCGCGATTTCTTCTTGAAATGCGTTCATTATGTCATCAGTCACGGTTGTGGCTGGAATGGATAATGTAGGATTTCCTTCTGTGAATAAATTGCCTGGCGCGAAACCTGGCCCGTCAATTCTGTGCATATCTCTTTTCCCCTCTATTCTATGAAACTAAAGGTAACACCTGTATGCGCGGGCTTCAATTTCTTAATAGTACATTCTATTAATGGATTTGAAAAACTACGCAGCGGGTCACCCACTTGGTTATTTCCAACTTCAAAAACATCTGCCGCGTCAATCGGCATTTCCACATTAAAATAAAACAGCCATCCAACTATGCGCAATTGCTCGCCAACTGTAGACCTTCCCACTTCAAAAGGAATGTCAAAATCATTAGTTAGTGGGTCACCCACTTTTGAACGTCCAACCTGGAAAAGTTTCCAGTCAGTGACAATCGAAGGAAAACCGAGCTGCGCGGTCAGAAATTCATAAAATGGCTTAGATAACCCACCTACATCAGTATATTTTTCTACAATCTGAGTGCGCCTTTCATCATCAGTGATGCCTTCGGGGCTACACTCATCGGGCAAAGCCAAAAGCCTTTCCCAATCTTCTAAAAGCTCTACTGTTACGCGGGGGTCAACTTCTTTCAAGGCATCTTTGGCCCGCCCATCAACACGGCAAAATTCTGTGGCGGTAGTCTCCAAAAGCTCGGCAAGCTGTGGCTGATTCTTAACGTCCCAAAGTCTACCAGGCGGCAGTAGATCGATAAGAAGTTGTTTATATTTTTGAAGTAAATTTGTAGCCATACTATTTTCTTAATAAAGTTAACCTATAGCCATACCTTTCATTATGGCAATGTACTAAAAACAGGTGTGCCCAAAATCAGCAAGCCGCCACTTGGGGGCTGTGGGTCTGAAGTGGGCGATAATAAAACATGCGCGTCTTCGCCATCAGCTAAACTGATAGCTTCAGTAATTTTTGATAATGAAATCTTACCGTCAAATGTCACGCCAGCTGCAACTTGATCGGGGTCAACCGCATCCCTGACTTTAGCTTCTCTAAAAATCATGTCTTCTAATTCAGCGATAACAGCGGTACGCACTTCAGTAGTGTTTGGCTTCAACTGAATTTCAGGGTCAATAGGCGATGCAGTTGGTGCAAATACAATGGCATCAGCGGTCACTGGCTTTTGCTCATCCACAGCAATCTGCACTTCTTCAACCTTTGCCACTGAAGGTATAATGGGGTCTTCACCGTCTTCAACAAATGTGACACCAACGGTGCCTTGACCAAGAAATCCAGGCAATATGAATACGCGAGTTACCCCCACAACTGAAAGCGCAAAGGCAATGTAGTCAGTCACCTTGCCGCCAGCTGGCGGTTGTTGAATACGCTGCAAAAGCCTTGTGCGAAGCTGTTCAATTGTTTCTTGGTCTTCACCTTCTACAGATGTTGAATCAACTGTGGCATCAGAATCAACTCCTGTGATGGGTGAAGTCAGCGACACTGTTGACCCGTCATCAATGTTGCCAGCATCACCCGCGTCTTCAGCCACTATAATGGCCGCTACTTCGCCAGGTGTAGTGGTGCCAATAACCACTTCAGCTTTTGTTTTATATTCAAGCCCATCAACCCGCTGATAAACTGTGTCAATTGGAATTACTGAAGTATCTGTGCCAGTGATTGTTATATTTAGTTCAGCAAAAGTGGCTTCAAGTCTAGTCAGCCCAAAGATGTTAGCCCATCTGATCAAAAATTCTTCTTCAGCTGTGTCAGGAAAAAACTGTATCTGAATGAAGTCTTGAATGTGGCCATGAAGGGTGTGCGAAACGCCAGCGACAATGGCGGCAAATACTTTGATAAAACTGCGAAGCAAGATTGTTGTTAATGACAACCCTGCAATGTAGTCAGCTTCTACCCTATCCCTAAGTTGTGTTAATGTAGGTCTTGAAAAAGCCATCTAACCCCTAACCCCTTCTCCTAAATTCTTGCCCATCCCAAAGAAATTTGAAAGGTATGTTATCGCCTTGGGGCCTAAAAATTTCAATATCTAAATCAATTCGGGTGCCCACAACTACTGTGCCCACCACAGCAATGCGGGTAGCAATGCCTTGGTCAATCATCCACTGAAGGGCTTCTGTTACGGCATCCACCATGCCGTTTCGAGTTCCAACATTTATTTTTCCAATGCGGTCAAAAATCCAAAGCCTAGATCCAATGCGGTCTTCAGGTGGGTCAGAAATCGAATCAGCCCACCATCCTGCATTATCAAAGATATTTGGGGGCAAGTCAGCGGTAGGCACAAAGCGGTCAGTGAAAAGGGAAATCAACACGGCATTTTCTAAGCCATTATCGGCTTCAAAATCGCCATTGACTATTCGTAGGTCAGCGCATGCCCCACCTACATCGACAAATGCTATATCTTGACCGCCCGCCATTATGATTCAATAACCCCCGTATGCTCGCCAGCTGATGACCCGCCAACCACATTGACTTTAACAACAGCATTAGCAACAATTTCTTCTATTATACCTTGGCAAAGATCAATTAATATTACAATATCGCTATCAGCGGAAACTGTTTTGCCTGTTCTAGTAAAATATGCCGCCACAATCTTTGCCCGCATTGCTTCTTTTGTCATTGACATTCTATGTTGCCCCCTTGACTACCCCTGACAAATCGCCAGGTGGGCTTGGTATAATGGGCACACCTGTAGGCACCCCAAGATTTCCAATTTGGGTGTGCGCGTTATATCGGGTTTGAAAAGTTTCGCCATTCAGTATTTTTTCAAGGGCTGTTTTTCCGATTTCCACATTGTCTGAAAAAATCTGAATCAACCCGCCCCGCTTGAAATGGATTTTATCACCTTCATCAGTGTAGAGCGCCACTTCACCCTTTGCTAGAGCTTTCAGCCTGAAGGTGCGGTTATCACAGCCAATTATGAAACCATGCTCGCGATTTCCACCCACAAAAAGGCCCACCACTTCTGACCCATCTGGCGGATTTGAAGTCATGCCATAGTTTTGCACCCGCTCAAGGTCTTCACGGGTTTCACCTTTCAAAAAAGTGGCCTTGGCCAGCTGTATGCCTTGGCCATCTTTGATTGCTTCCAATACCCCGCGAGCCACAATCATCAAGACCCGCTGCACAATGGGGCGCAATGCGTTTTCAATCATTCTGACTATAGCTTCTTTTGACAAACCCACTAAGCTGTATTCCTTTGTGAAAAATTGACTATTCCCTCTAAACTTTTAAAATTGGCCCCATCATCTTTGATTTCAGGCTTCGGATTGTAGGCATCTTGCCGCGTCAATGCAATTCTAGTGATGGTGCCTTCAGAATTACTTCGGACCCTTTCAATATTTGTAGTTAAAAAAGAGCCATCAAGACCAAGTGAAGCTGAAATCACTGGCACAAGTTGATTGACACCCCAAATTGTGCCATCTTCTTGTGTCCAATCTTTAGTGACAATATTTATTTTGACTGACTTTGCTGTGCGCGTGGCAGCTTCCCACTGTGCCCTTTGTTTGCAAATTTCTGTATCAGCATTTCCTTCAGCTATAATGACAAGCGGGCGATTTCTTAAAATGCCCCTATCAAATGCCACACCTTCACCCACTGATGAAATCACGCCAGGATAATTATCAGTGCCAGTGGTCTGGCCCTTCACTGTATACTTGCTGTATCTTTGTGAATCATCAATTATGACTGACCCCGTTTTCATATTAATATTTTCTTCTAATCGGCTAACCGATCTAAAGCGGGCTTCACTAGTAGCGCCTTGAGTTAACCGGATATTGCCTTCTCTAGTGCCAATCCAAAACGCCCCCTGAAGTCTTGCTGCCCTGTCAAGCGCTTCAAAGACACTATCACCTGGCCTTATAGCAAACTTGGCAATGCTTTTAGCTTCCACTGAGAGAAATACTTTCAAGCCAGGAAAGGGTGCCAAGAGTTTTCGCGCCAGGCTATCAATAAGAATATTTTTATATTCCATTTTGCCTTCAACTGAACAGTCAACCAAATCAGATGAAAGTGACCTGCCAGAAATATTGACCTTTCTTGTGCTTGGGCCAAGGCTAACCGCTGGCCTATCAATGAAGCCAGTGATGACCCTTTGTTTATTGAGAAAAATGCTAACCTTCACGCCCGCTGTTAGCTTGAAAGGTGAATTAGTTTGAAAAAACACTTGTGGAATATCAAAAGAAAAAGCATTGGCAATGGTGTTTATATTTTCACCAACTGTCAAATTTTCCCAACCGTGAAACGCATCAGTGCTATCATCCAAATACATGGTGATATTTTGGGGTATTATTTTTCCTTTAACTTTAGGTTGAAATCTATTAGACACTGGCAACTTCCAACTCTATGCCCGCTGGCACAAAGCCAGGGTGTCTGATATTGTTTTGATTAATCAATTCTTCTTCTTGATCAATATTGCCAAATATCTTGTGCACAATCACCAAGGCGGGCAATGTCTTTGGCGGGGTAAAATTGACCAATTCACCAACATCTTGGGGCGGTAAAGCTTTGTTGACCGCCACTTCTAAATCGCGCATGGCTTGATACGAGTCATCAGTTTGAAGCTTGGGCAATAGCTCGGCAATATCTCGATTTAATAAATCTTTTATATCAACCGATTCATCAACACTTACAAAATTTCCCAACACAGCGGCTTGGGATGCAGTTGCCACAGAGCTTTGCACAAAGAAGTTTTCAAAGGCAACCTGATTGCCTTTGATTCTATTGACGGTTGGAGTATCGCCCCCAATCACGGGGTCAGGCGAAAAGTTGCTTGAAACATTTGACATGACTCTTGACATTTGCTTTTTATCATCAATGGCATCAAACAAAAGTGCAAAAGCATCTTGAAACCTTGACGCTAAATCGCCAGGTATTCGCATCAAAGAATTAACATCAGCTTTGATATTGCGAATAGCAAAAGCCACATCAGCAATACCCTGTGCGCCAGTGCCCACTGTCTTTGCCATGTTGTCAATTAGGTCAGCGGCTTCACCTATAGTGTCAGCGGCAGCTGTAGCCACGCGGGCGGGCGTGTTTATGATAGTAAAACCCGCTTCAAGCGCACTGTTAGCCGCTTCTAAAGCCCCAAAAACACTATCAATCACAGCTTGGAAGGCATCAGTGTCTTCAGCTGGAAACTTTGCTTCGCCAGCGGTAGTGAAGTCCACACTAAATCGGGCAATTCTGCCTTCTGCGACAGTTTCAGTCAGCGAATATGACCCGACCTGCACCCGCTTTGCGCCAAGATAGGGATGAAGTAACTCACCTGGCCCTTCAGTATCAAGAGCTTCAATCAATTCATCGCGCTGTGCAAAGTAGTCATCACCTAAAACATATAAATTTAATGTAAAGCGGGGCAGCTTCTTGCCAATGTCTTCAGAATTGCCTTCTTCTTTTGACGGAAATTCATGATCAACATTGCGCCTTCCACTTTTAAAAGTATGGGAAAGGGTTTTAAACTCAATACCCCTGAAACTTCCCTGTCGGTAGTCGTCTTTCCAGTCGGCCATTATATTTTAAGCCCCGACAATCCAACATTTAATTCGGGTGGAATACCTGTTGAAGTTGTGTCGACAGTGGTGCCTGGCGGTAAGTTTCCAAAATCAATTCTGATCCGCGCATCATTAACAGCCCGTGTAATAGTTTCTACTACACTACTGCCAAGCTGATTAACTCGCTCGCCCACATCGGCAGCGCTAGTGTCTATATCTGTCTTTCCGGTCAATGGGTCTTTATCACCAAACAAAAGAAACTTACCGAAATTTATGAGCTTGCCGCCAAGGGCTTTGGCGGCATTAAAAAATGGCGTGATAAAATCAATCACAGGCTGTGCGGCTTTCATGATTTCATCCCACATGCCCACAAAAAAAGCTTTCACAGGTTCCCAATTATCTATGACCAACTTGCCCAGCATTATCAAGGTATCCAAGCCTGTGACAAACCTTAGAAATCTAACTAGCGGGCCATCCCAAAGCGTCAAGAAAAAGATTTTAACTTTTTCCCAATTCTTCACAAGAAAAACGCCAGCTGCTACAACAGCTGCAATGGCCGCGCCTATCAAAATAAACTTAAGTAACATCACACCCATTGTGACGCCCAAAACGGCAGCGGCGATTTTAGTGACAGCCAAGAGCGTGAAGAATGTACCAAAAGCAAGTAGTAGTCGCCCAATCACAGCAGCAATTGCAGCTATAACGCCCA